TACGATATTGGTACATCGTCTTTAAAATTTAGAGATATTTACCTATCATCGGGTACCGTACATTTAGGTGGCGTAAAGCTTCGAGCTGATGGTAATAAATTATCGATTCAAGATAGTACTGGAGCCGACGCTGGTATTACAGCAGGTACTCTAGGTAATTTGAGCTCAGATGATTTAACCGAAGGTTCAACAAATCTTTTTACTACCGCAGCAAGAACGCGAAGCCACATTAATATAGTTGATGCAGGCGGTGATGGTTCGTTTGCTTATGATTCTGCCCTTGGTAAATTAACTTATACTGGTCCTTCAGCTTCTGAAGTAAGAGCTCACATCAACGTAGTTGATGCTGGAGGAGACGGCTCTTTTGCATACGATTCAGCACTAGGAAAACTCACGTATACCGGACCTTCTGCCTCCGAAGTACGTGCACATTTTAGTGGTTCTAGTGGTGTATCATACAATAGTGGAACTGGAGCAATAACAATTGGTCAGGCTGTTGGAACAACAGACTCGGTAACTTTTGGTGGATTATACGCTTCAGGTAACGCAATAATTGGTGGTAATCTTACAGTTAATGGAACTACTACAACTGTTAATTCAACAAATAGTTTAGTTGCTGATCCTTTAATAGAATTAAATACTGGTGCAACTTCAAATGCTAACGACCTAGGTTTCATTATGGAGCGTGGTTCAACTGGTAACAATGCTGCAATTATATGGGACGAGTCAGAAGATAAATTTAAAGTTGGTACAACTACGAATACTGGTGCAGATACTGGAAATCTTACAGTTACAACTGGTACGCTAATTGCAAATATCGAAGGTAATGTGACTGGTAACGTAACAGGTAACGTAACTGGTACATCTGGATCAACAACTGGTAATGCGGCAACTGCTACCGCTTTACAGACTGCAAGAACTATTGGTGGTGTATCATTTGATGGTACTGGAAATATTAACCTTCCAGGCGTTAATACAGCTGGTAACCAAAACACTTCTGGTAATGCCGCAACTGCAACTGCATTGGCAACTGGTAGAACAATTTCTCTTACTGGAGATGTAACTGGAACATCTGGATCCTTTGATGGTTCAGGTAACTTAAGCTTTTCTACTGCATTAGCAGCAAATACAGTGTCTTCGACTGAATTAGTAAGTGCAAGTACGCTATTACTTAAAAACACAGCTGGAACAACACTAAAAACTATTATCGGAGCAGGTAGTTAATGGCTAATCCTAATTCAAGAGATACTCTTATTGATTACTGTAAGCGACGACTTGGCGAACCTGTTATTGAGGTAAACGTCGATGAAGATCAACTTGAAGACAGAGTTGATGAAGCGATACAGTATTATCAAGAATTTCATTCTGATGCTACTTATCGTGCATACGTGTCTCATGAATTAACGGCTGATGATATTACAAATAAATATATTACAACCTCTTCTGATGTTCATCATGTGACAAAAGTATTCCCTGTTATATCGAGTGCAAGTGCTTCAAAGAATTTATTTAATCTTCGCTATCAAATGCACTTGTCCGAATTAACTGATATGTCTCAGTTTGCTGGTGATATTGCATATTATGAACAAATTCAACAATATTTGTCTTTACTTGATATGACATTGAATGGTACGACAATGACAGATTTTGCCCGTAGACAAAATAGAATTTATTTATTTGGACATATTGAAGACTTAGATATTGTTGAAGGCGATTACATAGTTTATGAAGTATATAATACGATTGCACCAAATACTCATACTTCGATCTATAATGATATGTGGTTGAAAGAATATACAACTGCACTAATTAAACAACAATGGGGAATGAATTTAATGAAATTTGAGGGCATGCAGCTGCCCGGTGGAGTAATACTTAATGGTAGACAATTATTTGATGATGCTCAAGGTGAAATTGAAGATCTTAGAGAAAGGATTAGACTCGAGCACGAATTACCAGCAGACTTTTTTATAGGATGATGGTATGGCCCGAAACTACTATATAAGGGATAATGTAAGATCTGAACAAAATCTCTATGAAGATATCGTAATTGAATCTCTCAAAATTTACGGACAAGATGTATATTATCTTCCGCGTGATACCGTGTATGAAGACAGAGTTTTTGGTGATGAAATTCCTGCACGATATAATTCAAGCTATAAAATAGAAATGTATATCGACAACATCGAAGGTTTCGATGGTGAGGGTGACTTATTTACTCGATTTGGTGTAGAAATTAGAGACGAATGTACATTTGTTGTATCAAGGCGTAGATGGAATCAAACTATTGGTGGTGATAATGATATTAATAGTGAAAGACCACGCGAAGGTGATTTAATATATCTACCGCTTTCAAAATCTATGTTTCAAATAACAGCTGTGGAGCACGAACAGCCATTTTATCAATTATCAAATCTTCCTGTATTTAAATGCCGTGCACAATTATTCGATTATAATAGTGAAGACTTTGATACTGGTGTTGAAGAAATTCAAGATATTGAAACAGATCATGGATATACATATCTGTTAAAGATTTTAGGCGCAGATATAAATAATAGAAAACCTATATATCCAGGCACAATAATAACTCAGAATCAAAGCGGTGTATTAGTAACAGCTGAGGTTGCTAAATACTCAGATTCAGATGGAACAATACACGCAGTAAATCTATCTTCATCTGATGCAACATATAAACAATTTCAAGCAGATAGCTCGATTACAGTTGACTCAGCTAGTAATATACACACAATTCAAACAGTTTCTGAATTAAATAAAATTTCAGAAAATGAGCAAAACACAGATTTTGGAACATTTGGTGATGATTTCTTAGATTTTAGTGAATCAAATCCATTTGGCGATCCATCGGGGAATGACTAATGAGCGACGATTTTTTTGATTTTGGCTTTACAGCCGTCGACGAAAATGAATTAGAAGCAGTTCAAAAGATTGCTTCAAAAGCAGAAACTCTTGGTGCTTCTGCAATGAATACTCAAGAAAAGATAGATAAATTATACAATGCTATTGTACCATTGTTAAATAACTTAAAGAAAAACCCAGAAAAGGAATATATTCTCTGGCCAGATCGATTGAATAAAGTAGAACAATTCGAAACGCATCTACAGAAAATATATAATAGCTAATGTTTGGTGGACATTTTTATCACGAAAAGACTAGAAAAGCAGTTGCTATATTTGGTAAACTGTTTAATAATCTATATGTAATTCGTAAAAACCAAACTAGCGGTGCATCTACTTCTCAAGTAAAGGTTCCATTAGCATATGCACCAAAAGCAAAATATCTAGATCGTATTCGTGAAAATCCAAGTTTACAGGACAATACAAAAGTTGCGATTAAACTTCCACGTATGTCTTTTGAAATTACTTCATTAACATATGATAATACTAGACAAGTATCGAAAGTAAATAATTTTACAAGATATGGAACTAATGATAATAATAGAAATAAATTTTATACGGCAGTTCCATATAATATTACATTTCAATTAAATATATACACAAAAACTCAAGATGATGCTCTTCAACTTGTTGAGCAAATTTTACCTACATTTAATCCACAATACTCAATAACACTTAAACCCTTTGCTGATTATCCTGATATTTTAGAAGATATCCCAATTACGATAAGTGGAGTATCATTTCAAGATGATTTTGAAGGCGAATTAGGTGCCCGTAGAACTATTATTTACACTATGGATTTTGAAATGAAAATATCATATTATAGTGGTATTAGCACTGGCCCAATTGTTCGTGATGTTAGAGCAAAAGTTTTTGATATTGGTGCAGGATTAAGTGATTCTGATATTAGACTAAAAACGATTCAGGTGCTTCCTAATCCTACAACATTAAATATTTTAGGTGATTCAGATTTTGGATTTACAAGGATAGATTATGCCGCAGACTCCGACGCTTCGTGATAGTGATAAAGCCGCAAATGATTATGATTATTCGCGCGAAACATATTATCAACTAATTGAAAAAGGCAAAGATGCTTTAGAAAATATGATTGAAGTTGCTAGAGAATCTGAGCATCCTCGAGCATATGAAGTTTTATCTGGTATGATAAAAAATATATCTGATGTGAATGATCGCTTAATGATATTAAATAAAGGTAAAAAAGAACTTGAGAAAAAGAATGAAACAACCGAAGTAAATAATACACAAAATAATTTCTACTTAGGTTCAACTGCAGACGTACAACGTTTGCTAAAAGGCGATTTAATAGATGTCACACGAACAGGCGGTGAAAGCGAGAGCGACTCGGGAGACGTATCTAGGTAATCCTAATGTAAAGCGCGATGGTGTTGCTGAACAATGGACCCAAGAATCGATCCTTGAATATAAGAAATGTATGGATAATCCTATATATTTCGCCAAAAAATATGTAAAAGTTATTTCACTTGATGAGGGTTTAGTACCGTTTAATCTATATCCTTATCAAAAAGAAATGTTTGGAAGGTTCAATGAGCATAGGTTTAATATTATCTTGGCTTGCAGACAGTCAGGTAAATCCATATCGGTTTGCGCCTACTTGCTCTGGTATGCGCTGTTTCATCCGGAAAAGACTGTGGCCATTCTTGCTAACAAAGCATCAACCGCAAGAGAAATGCTCTCTCGGATCACGCTTATGCTTGAAAACTTACCGTTCTTTTTACAAGCCGGAACTAAAGCTCTTAACAAAGGTTCACTTGAGTTTGGTAATAATTCTCGAATTATTACTGCTGCAACCACTGGTTCTTCTATTCGTGGTCTTAGTATCAATTTGCTTTATCTCGATGAGTTTGCATTCGTAGAAAAAGCCGCAGAATTTTACACTTCTACATATCCTGTTGTATCTGCTGGTAAAGATACCAAAGTCATTGTTACATCTACAGCAAATGGTATTGGTAATATGTTTTATAAGATTTGGGAAGGTGCGGTGCAATCAGTTAATGAATTTACTCCATTTAGAGTAGATTGGTGGGATGTTCCAGGCCGTGATGAGGAATGGAAACAACAAACAATTAATAATACATCAAAACTACAATTCGATCAAGAATTTGGTAATACGTTTTTCGGTACAGGTGATACATTAATTAGTGCTGAAGCCCTTATGGAATTAAGAGCTAAACAGCCTAAAAGACATATTGAACAAGGTGATGGTTTTGTATACTCAGATCCAGAAAAAGGTAAAGAGTATATTATGTGTGTAGATGTTGGAAAGGGAAGAGGACAGGACTATTCTACATTTACTTTAATCGATATTAGCGTAAAACCATTTGAACAGGTAGCTGTTTATCGTAACAATACTATCTCTCCACTACTCTTCCCTTCTATTATATATAAGTATGCGAAATTGTATAATAATGCATATGTTATTGTTGAGTCGAATGATCAAGGATCCCTAGTAGCAAATGGTTTATATCAAGAACTTGAATATGATAATGTGCATATGGAATCTGCGGTAAAGGCAAATGCTATTGGTCAGGCTATGACTCGTAGAGTTAAAAGATTAGGTTGTTCTGGCTTAAAAGATCTTATTGAAACGAATAAACTTAAAATTTATGATGAACAAACTATTCTCGAAATATCTACATTTGTTGCAAAAGGTAATTCATATGAAGCATCAGAAGGTAATAATGATGATTTAATTATGAATCTAGTTATGTTTGGTTATTTTGCTCAGACTCAATTTTTTAATGATATGACCGATATTAATCTAAAAGAAATGCTATTTAAACAAAGGATGGCTGAAATTGAAGCTGATATTGTACCATTTGGTTGGGTAGATGATGGTTCTGAATGGATTAAGTCAATTGAAGAAGAGGAAATTGTAAGAGCAGCTAATGAACCTGAATCTCCTGATTGGCTTATCGATATGGAACAGCAAAACGACCGCTGGTAAAAGGAACATAAATGCTAAATGAATACGGGATTAGTTCTGAGTCTATTGACGATTTTATAAAAAGAAATAAATTTGCGTCATCACCCAAGTTTCCGCAAGACCTTAAAGACGGCGAAGAAGTAAGATTTAGCAATCAACTACCGTTTCTTCCTATTTTAGGTTTTGAAAATGTAGATTGGGATAAAATGTATTACGAAGCTGATCAACTTAGGCAACACTATGTTCCGCATAGACGCCAAGAAAATCATAAAGGGTGGAATAGCTTATGTATACACGGTTTAAGCAGTGTACATACAGAAGCTCATCACACTTATGGATATAATGATATAAAAGATGCCCCTTTCCGCTGGACTGATTTAGCAGACTGGTGTCCTACAATTAGAGACTTTTTTAAAAATCAATTTGATTACAACGATTATTATAGAATACGAATAATGAAATTAGATCCAGGCGGCTATATAATTCCGCACAAAGATAGTCTTACACTAGGGGCAAATCACATTGGACCTACTAACATTGCATTAAATAATCCAACAGACTGTAATTTTTATATGGAAGATATAGGAATTTTACCGTTCCAGCAAGGGTCTGTCATAAAATTAAACTTATATAATGTACATGCAGTATACAATCATAGTGACGAACCTAGATACCATATAATAGCTCACGGTCGTATGGGTAGTTCGTGGTACGACAAAATTTATAATAGCTACTTGCATTGGAAAGAAATCTATGCTTAAAATTGTACATAGTTTTATTTTAAAACCTGAAATTAAAAATAATATTAGTAAACAAATACTCGACAGTTGGATGTTATTATATAATAGAGTATCACATATTAAGAACTCTAGTGTACATGTACACGATCGCATGTGGCATGCATCTAATGTAAATGAAGTTTTGACACACTATAAAAATCAAGATGTAGATTATCTTATATTAAATTGGTTCGGAGTTTATTGTCAAAATTTTGGCTACTGGCATAATGATTGTATAAAATATATTAAAGAGCTAGATAGTAAAGATTGGATATTTGCAGGACAGCTTATTAGTAAAGAGCATCAAAAAAAGAATAACGACTATAACGGTCATTTTTATCCATATCCCATCACTGCTATTATTAATCTTAAAACTTGGAGAGAAATAGGATGTCCAAACTGGGATAACCCGTCTGTGAAACTATTTCATGTTCCAAAAATGAGTAAAAAGTTTATTCATGGTGACTATACTCCTTTAGAACTTACACCCACCGGTAAACATATTTCTTTAAGAAATACAGAAAGCGGAAATAGTTTTATTAGTAAAATTTTAGATAGCGGAATATCTGTGTATAACATTCCAATGGAAGTAAGAGGAGCAATAATTCATACATATCCAGAGAATGATCCGTCTAGTTGGAATAACACTATGAAAGCATATATGGATATACCAGTATTACTAGACGGACAAATGCGAGAATTTATAAAACATGTAATTCATTATAAAGATTTAAAACACGGACCAGGGGATGGAGGAGCATTTTTCTTATACTGTACTGAAAATATATTTCCTAATAAACTTAAAAATGACGCTCCTATAAATGCACTACAAAATGTAGATACTATTATTGGACCTTGTAGTATGTTTAAAGCATTCATATTAGGCAGTCATACTACTACTGTTAAAAACTATATTCATTTTGATATATTTGAAAAAAAAGTATCATGGAAACGTATCATTACTGAAAGTTGGAATGGTCAATATGATAATTTAGTTGAAGTATTAAATAAGTTACCTAATTGTGACAAATCTAATTTTTGGAATAGAAGTGAAGGCGACTTAATTAAAAAACGATATGACGAATTGCTAGAATATTTTGAAACGCCGCAAGAATTAGAAATAGCATGGCAGAAATATCAAAAGCAAAATCATAAATATATAAAAGCGAATTTATTGTTTAGTGATAAAAAAATTATCGATGCGATTAAACAGGTAAATAGTAAAGTTGTCTATGCTGCAATAGGAGATATTCCAGGATACAGAATTAACGGTTTAAATTACGGAATACATAATATAACAAATTATACAATTAATCATTTACAAAAAATAAAAGATAATGTAAAAGAGCTTTTTATTGATATAAAAATTCCTATAAACGACAATCAAATCTTTGGCGATTTTTCAAAAGTAAAAGCTATACTTAAAGATTCTATAACTAGAAGCGCTTATTAATGGAATTTTAAAATATTATAAATACTATTGAAATTGAAAATAATCGTATCATGCATCATATAAATAATCCAATGAGGTAAACCAATGGCACTTTTTGCACCATCTCAAAGTCCTGCAGTCATAGTTAAAGAGGTAGATCTAACAGGCGGAGTGCCTAATGTTCAAACCTCGACAGGTATGTATGTAGGTAAATTTATGTGGGGTCCCGCGGATGAAAGAAGATTAATCGCTAATGAAGAAGAACTATCAGAAACATATGGCGCACCTAATAATTCTCATTCCATAGACTACCACGACGCTGCGTATTTTTTACGCTATTCAAACACTTTACAAATATCACGTATTGTTGATTCAACTGCTAATAATGCTGTTTCAACAACAGGACAGACATCTGCATATGCAGTTGGAACGTATACTCTTCCGACTGTTAAAAATGACGAAAATTTTTTAGTACAGCAATCTGCTTTAGATTCAGATGGACATACTTTTATTGGTAGATTTCCTGGATCACTAGCTAACTCACTTCGCGTATCAATATGTCCACCATCAATTAACGATTCTGCTTTTGACGGTTGGACTTATAAATCATCATTTGATGCCGCACCTGGTACATCAACATTTGCATCAAATAATGATGGTACAAATGATGAGGTTCATGTAGCAATCGTCGATGTAAATGGTGAATTTTCAGGAACAAAAGGAACAGTTCTTGAAACATATCCGTATCTTTCTGTAGCTACTAATGCTGTTAATGCTGACGACGGAGGAAATATTTACGTAAAAGATGTAATTAATACTAATTCAAAGTATGTACATTTTGTAGATTTTGACTCTAATTTTACAAATTTCGGTAATGCCGGTACAGCAATCACTCCAGGCACTACTAAAGATTTCCTAGGAACTGCGGTTCAAACTTCTGCAGCTGTTAACTTTGCTTTTGACTCAGGTGTAGATACTGGTACACTATCAACTGCCGATTATTTACTTGGTTTCGATCTTTTTGAAGATAAAGACGTTGTCGAAGTCGACTTTATGATCGCTCCAGGAATGAGTGCAAGAGCTGATCAGACTACAGTTGTTAATGACTTGATTGCAATTGCAGCCGCACGTAAAGACTGTGTAATTGTATCTGGTCCAGCTAGAACTGATATCGTAAACGTAAATGGCGATGCTAGTATTACGACAAATGTTGTTGCTACTGCTGAAACATTTACAAGATCAAGTTACAATATTGTAGCTGGTAACTATTTAAAAGTTTATGACAAATATAATGATAAGTTCATAGACATTCCTGCATCATCTTCACTTGCAGGTCTTATGGCTGAAACTGATAGAGTTGCTGCACCATGGTTCTCGCCTGCAGGTACAAGACGAGGTCAATTACTTGGTGTAACATCACTAAATTATAATCCAAATAAAACACGTAGAGATACATTATATAAATCTGGAATTAATCCAATTGTTAATCTCCCAGGTCAAGGTATCTTATTATTCGGTGATAAAACTGGTCTTTCTAGACCTTCCGCGTTCGATCGTATTAATGTACGAAGATTGTTCCTTACTCTTGAGAGAGCAATTGAAAGAGCCGCTAAAAACGTTCTCTTTGAATTCAACGATGAATTTACAAGAGCTGAGTTTGTAAATATTATTGAACCAGTATTAAGAGATGTTAAAGGCAGACGTGGTATCACAGACTTCAGAGTTATTGCGGATGAAACCGTTAATACTGCAGAAGTTGTAGATAGAAATGAGTTTATTGCTAATATTCTTATTAAGCCAGCTCGCTCTATCAATTTTATCACACTTAACTTTGTCGCTGTCAGAACCGGTGTTTCCTTTGAGGAAATTGCTGGTCAGGCATTCTAATCTAGGGAGGATAAACTATGGCACTTGGTAGTGTAGACGAATTTAAGGCTAGGCTTACTGGTGGTGGTGCACGTGGTAATCTATTCCAGATTACACTTGCAAATCCGCGAGGAGGTTTAGGCGTAAATCTTGACATCGATTTCGCATCATTTATGTGCGAAAGCGGTCAGCTTCCAGCTTCAACTGTTAACACAATCGAAATTCCATTTCGTGGTAGACAGTTAAAAATTGCTGGAGACAGAGTATTTGAACCATGGACAGTATCTGTAATCAATGACACTGGGTTCAAAATTAGAGACGAAATGGAAAGATGGATGAATGCAATTGCTAACCATGCAGATGCTGGTGGTACTCAAAATCCAGAACTCTATTTTGCAGATTTAAAAGTCGAGCAATTTGATCGTGACGAAAGAGTTATTAAGACTTATACGTTCAAAGATGCATGGCCTTCATCAGTATCTGCAATAGAACTTTCTTATGCTGATGCCGAAGTCGAAAGATTTCAAATAGAGTGGCAGTATCAGTATTGGACTTCAAATACTACTGATCAATAAAACTGATATATAGAAGGAGAGCAGGAAAACTGCTCTCCTCTCATATTATAAGGAATTCTAATGGCAGACGACGGATTCAAACTATTTGGT